CTACGGGGCAAACCCGCCCCTGATCAGAAACCCCACCACCCCGGCGATAATCCCGCCTATAATCAGCCAGTTGATCCGGGATAGGGCCGACTTGATGTCGCCCACGGAACTTTCCAAACCGGAGAACCGTGTGTCGATACGCGCCTCCATGGCGTTCCACTTTTCGTCATGACGGGCCGAATCAATGTCACGCTGGCGCTGCCAAGCTTCCAAGGCGGATAATCGCTGTTCGTGGGATGCCCCCCGATGCTCCACACTCACCACGCGGCTGCGCAGATCACTTTCCATCTCGATTGCCTTTTCCGTCAAGCGCCCCGCTCCTGTGGAAATGCACTGCTATCCAAGGTGTTGTTTTTACTGATTCTCATGTGGTACAAATAGCGAACCCGCCGAGCGCGCCAACGCTCAAGCGGGTTCTAACCAAGCCAACCTGTAAGGAGGTCGAGATGGCTGACAAACCCATATGCTCGATTCACGACTGCGACAAGCCGGCTAAAACTCGCGGGTGGTGCATCATGCATTATCAGCGATGGCTAAGCCATGGTGACCCTCTAGGTGGGTCGCCCAAAAATTACGATGCATCTCATTTCTATAGCAACGTGGTTCTCACACACGATGGAGACGATTGTCTGATTTGGCCTTTCGCAAGAACGGCGAGAGGATACGCCCAGATGTGGCATGACGGCCGATCAAGATATGTTCATCGCAGGTTGTGCGAAGAAATACACGGGCCGGCTCCTACAATCTCTCACCAAGTGGCGCATTCATGCGGAAGAGGCGACAAAGGGTGCGTCTCGAAACATCACCTTTCTTGGAAAACCCCTCTCGAAAACAGCTTTGACAAACTTGAACATGGCACAATTTTGCGCGGATCACAGATGTGGGCGTCCAAGCTAAACGAGGATGATGTCAGGAAGATCATAGCCTTAAAAGGAACAATGAGGCAGATTGACATAGCTGAAATGTTTGGCGTCACCAGAGCGAATATCAGCCAAATCCATCTTGGCAAGATATGGGCTTGGGTTCGCGAGACCGAATCTCACCAGCAGTCTTGCGACCTTCCAAACCGATCAGTGGCTACCAAATAGCGAGCGATAGCCTCTTCCGAGACCGACAGTGTCACAGGATTATTGGCCTTCGGCGGCTGCTTCCAACCGGCGCAGTTCGGAGGCGCAGTCGTCGCGCACCCCGCCAAGAGCAATGCAAATATCAATGAGATCGGTACGGCCCACTTCATTGTCGATTTCCTCGCGAGATTGATACGCCTCGACGGCGCGTTGAAGGATGGCCTGCCTTTCGCTCGCAGCGCCCCGCTGGTGGCCGTGGAGCCATGACAGGCCCATGAGAGAGGCTGCGACCGCGAGAGCGCCCAGAACGCGGCCAAGGGGCGATGCAAGGACGGCGATCACGCCAGTTCCTCCCTGATCTTGCGGATTGATGCCGCCAGCCTTGGCCCGAGGAACGTCAGGATCAGCAGCCCGACGACCGCCACGCCACCGAACGCGGCAATGTCCGACACCTGGCTGTCACGGAGCCATGCGACCGCAGCGCCCACGCCACCGAAGCCGGTGGTGAGCCAGCCCCACAGGCCGGTTTCCTTCTTCACCTTGGTTTCGACGGTTTCGGGGACCACAGGCTTTTCGACCTCGACGGGCACCTCAATCTTTGGCTGCCCCGCATCATGCCGGCGCTTGACCTCGGACAGCGCCGCGCTGACCTGCATGACGGAGACGGCCGCGTTCTGGCCGCTGTAGTAGCCCTTGCCCTTGGAGGTCGGGAGCGAGGCCCATTCCCGCGCCAGATTGTCGAGCAGAGAGTTGAGCGACAGCCGGCCCGCCAGCCACTTGTCGATACCGCGCTGGCCCAGCAGGTAGCAGCCCATACGATCCTGCATGTCCCGATCAAACTTCGCGCTCGACGGGATGCTAAGCGCCTTCTGGATGTTGCGCCTTGTGGTTCGCACGATCTGGTAGCGCCCGACCGCCGACGAGTTCCATTTGTTTTTCGGGTGCGCCAGCATCTTGCCCTGCAAGTCATCGACCTGCTTGAGGGTCATCTTGACCAGATCAACCGGGCCGCCCGTGTATGCGCCATAGGCCAGCGTCTCGTTGTAGCCGCGGGCTTTGTCGGTTCCTTCGGAGAGGCCGAGCAGATCGAGGACGGGGCGATACACGTAATAGCGGTCGCCCGCGCCCGTAGGTGCGTTCGTCATGTCAGTTCCTTTCAGATTGTGGAGAGGCGGTTAGAGCCGGTCAGCCGCCGTGAAAAACGCGTCGATCTGCTCAGGCGTAAAGCCGAGCGCGGCAAAGCCTGCCTGCATCATCGGCTCGTCGCGGACAAATGTCCCGCTATTCGCATATGCGATCTGGACGGCCTGTGATTGCGTGGCAATCCAGCCTTCGACCTGATCGAGAATGCCATCGGCCAGCAGTTGGAGTTTGAACTGGCGGGCGGTTACCCGGTCGGGAGCAGGAGGGGCCGGCGGCTCGACATACGGCAGCACAGGCTTGCCGTCCGCGATCCATTGCCCGATGGCAGCGCGTACGACCGGAGCAAGACCGAACTCATCGCCATCACGGCTGACATACTCGACGGCGTACCGCTGGCCGTGGATATCTGTAATGTCAACCTCCGCGAGGTAGGTGTCCGGTTCGTTGGCAGCGGTGACGGAAATGAGGCTGTGAAGTTCCATGATTACGCCACCCTTTGATAAAGTGATGCCTCGGTTGCCGTGCCTGTGTTGCCCCGCGCCCGCCACGTTCCAGCCAGCGCCGTTGAGCCACCGCTTCCGACATACCTTTTGGTGTCTGAACCAGGGTTAGATGGGAGGTACACAGTCAAGCTTGCATTACGCGCTTCGCTATTACCGGCCCCGCCCACCAGAATATAATGCCCTACTGGGAACACCGTCTCATCGCGAGCACTGCCGGTGTAGAGGCCAACTTCAGGCGGCGGAACGACCGCGGGAGCGATGGCTTCAATTGCCTGCTTTACCCTTTCCGCCGTCCACGCCCGTCGTGTCGTTGCCGTCCCTGCCTCTGCCTCAGCTTGTGATACGGTTGCGGCGGTCCACTCTGACAAATTTAGCCACGCAGACCAGTTACCACCATTGCGCCTCATTCTCTGCCAGACAATCGACGGCTGACTGTACTCCGTGTATCTCTGCACGGTCTGTACGTTCGTCGCGCCTCCGCCGTCGAGGACTTCCAGCATGCCAGCATTGGCGACAGGATAGTTCGTGCCGCCAGACGCCCCCGCGCTCTGGTTCTGCACATAGATGCCGGGAGCGGTGTAGGTATCGAGGTCTTGGGCGGCCCCGATGGCCCCGGCGTACTTCAGGGATGCGGTGATCTGAGCGGCCCATGTCGCGGACTGCATATCACCCGTTCCGATAGGAAGTGCACGGAACGCGGTCGCGGTGCAGACGATAAACGCTGCTGCACCGTCCTGAATTGTGAGGGTTGCAGCCCCGTTGATCTGTTCGGAACTCGCCGGATCGATTGTTACCGTGCCGCCATCGGCCATCACCCATAATGCCCAGCCGGCAGTGAGAGTTGCTGCGGAGGTCAGATTGATCGTGGCAGTGCCGGTCACGCGCCAAAGCTGGTTGTGATCGGCCTTGGTGGCCATATGTGTGCCAGCCGCCTTGTCCGACGCCTTGGTGACGGCGGATCGCACATCCGCCATGAACTGCCGGATCGCATCGTCACCATACTTGATCGAACTGGAACCGGAAATTCCGATGCCGTTGATTGTGGTGTTCGATGCTGGTGTAGTCGAGTATTCCAGTATCCCAGCCATTTAATAGAGACCTCCTTTGCCTGCCCCGATTGCCGCAGCGGCTCCGGGCGAAATATCTCTCATGCTCTTGCCGTCGAGGTTCGACTGACGACCGCCAAGTGCACCCTTGACGCCAGTAGGCGCGCCGGGGAACGTGCCGAACGCCCCGCCAGTCTGGGGCGCAAAGGCGTTGATCGTGCCGAAAGCGGGCGTGTTGAACGACATCATGCCGCTGCGATTTCCACCCAGCGCATCGAGCGGGTTCCGACCCTGCGCAATCGAGCGACCGATCGCCGCGCCGATGATGGAGCCAATGGGACCGGCAGCCGATCCGATGGCGCTACCGGCCATGGAGCCGACAACGCCGCGCGCAATGTTTCCGGTTTCCGTTTTGGCCGGCTGGATGCCGAACAGGCCACCGCTCGGCTGTGTCTGGATGCCTGTATTGCCGAGAGGCCCTGCAATGCCGGGAGCGGACGGAACCGAGGGAATGCCGCGCGAGGTGGACTGCATCCCGCGCGCATTGGTCTTGGTGGTGACGCCATACTGGTTGGTGACGCTGGTGTTGCCGAACTGGTCACGACTGACGATGGAGCCGTCATTCGCCACGCCTTGCGTTGCCAGCCCGTTGTAAACGTCCATGGCCGTGGCACGCGGCGCGCTCGGGAAAGACGATGCCATGTGAGCCTCGGCAACGCGCATGTCGGGCGTCTTGGGCTGCGTCGGGACCGTGGGCGGCGTGACCGGCGCAAGCTGCGGGACCGCTGGCGTGGCCGGCACGAATGTCGGCTGCACCTCGTTCGGCGGGGCAAGCGTCTGCGGAGCGCCAAGCGCATTGGGTGCGGTGAGCGCTGACGGGACGGATGGTGCCTGCGGAGCGGTCATCGCCGCCAAGGCCGCCGCTGGCGTGGGCGTGACCGGACGCGAAGGCATCGACGGAACGGAAGGCACCCCAAGCCTTTGCTCGGGCGTTGTGGTGGCCGGGGCCATCATCTGCGCCGAGGCAAAGGACGGCGGCGTGATCTGCCCTACACCAAGCGCGGCGGCGGGAATGGACGGCATGGGGGCGGCCTGAGCCGACGAGACAAGGCCAAAGCCGCGCGATGGTGCAGGCGCATTGACAGAGGCCAGCGCAGCGGGCGGCGTGGGCGACACCGGGCGCGACAGTGGTGTTGCCGGTATATCCGGGAGCGCCGCGCGCTTCACCTGCCCCAACGGGGCTGAGAACGTCTGAGGCGTGGATGGCAACTGACCTCTCGCCGGGATATTGGCGAGGTTCATGGCCGTCTGCATGTTCTGGGCGGTGGGGGCCACCGGAGCAGCGGCTATGGGCTGGAAGCGCTGGGGAGGAAGAGGGGCGGTGTCGGGGACTGTGCCGATAGCTCCTTCTAGCCGCTGCGCTATGCTGTTAATCTTGCTGTTGTATTTACTATCGGTGGCGTAGCCTCCCGGCTTCCCTGCCTTGAGCGCTTCGACGGCCTGCTGAAATGTTTTTGCGGTGAAAACACCAGGCCAGTTCCGAGAGACGGTTTTAGCCCAATCTCGAAAGGACTCTACCGGGCTGGCGTATACACGAAAATCATCCTTGATATCCTTTCGCTTTCCCCCGACTTCTTCCCATGTTTTGAAATTCTGGGTCTGCCCTTTCCACGACCGGCCCGCTTTGATGCCGTGATAATTGTTCCCCTTGACCGACCGTCCAAAACCGGTTTCGAGGGCAGCTTGAGCAACAGCCACCTTCGCAGCATTCCCGCTAAGGCCGGCTTGCCGCGCGTATCCGTATGCTCTCGACAAGAAATCATTTCGTGACGACATTGAGCGCACCGCCTTAGCAAGATAAGCTGATCTGATGAGAAACTTGATCGCCCTCGCGCTTTGCGCCTTTTCAGCACCTACGCTAGCTGCGAACTATTGCCCGGACGAAGAATTGCCTTGGTTCGTCGCGGAGATACCGCATGGTTATGCCATTGTGCGAATGGCATATTCCGACTTCTGCAAGCAGGATCACATGTCGGATGATCCCGCTTTCATTTGCGACGGCAGGGACGACTACCGGTTGTATTTCGACTTAAAAGGGAAAACGCTTACTGTCCGCAATGACAAGGGTCTGTTGGCTGAGGCGGAAGAATGCAAAGTCGATTTTTCCAATATGCTTGGACCCAATTGACTTGTACTCGCTGCCGCTTCATCGGATGATCATGCATAGATAAAGTGTACGGGGCGGGATTGATGAGATACACACAGATTCTTGGCTGGTCATTTGCCTTGCTGCTTGATGCCCTTCTCGCCTGTCTGATTTCGTGGCTTTCTGGCGAAAATAATTTTCTTGGGACAGCATTATTTTTATTCTTTGTTATAATATTGACACCAGTTCTTTTTTCAGTTTGGAATTTTATAAAATTATGGTCAATTTATCCAATTATTACTAAGCCACTGTTGGTAAGGGCATACCTCGCATTATTCCGCAAGAATAACTTTCCGGCAGATTATATTGACATTGATGAGGCATTGCTGACGATACCTCAGGATAAATCTGTCCCAGAATCATCTCGGATCGAAGCAGCCAAGCTTGGTGGCGAGTTAAGCGGGATAAGGTCTATGCGCCCTTGGACTTTTGGGCTTATGACCTACCTTGCTGCCAACGATGCATTTTCGAAATGGATGACGATTGCCCCAGTGAATTCAGTCCGAACGGATGAGAACTAAAAGGGAGGCCGAAGCCTCCCCTGTTATGCTGTCCACTCTCGACTCTCCCTCTAACCCCTGCTTTGATGGGGTGGGATGTGGGAGGGGAAGATGAAGCCAGAACGCGCGCAACACATTGCCGTGACCGCACACGCTGCCTTTGGCATTACGCAGGCTCTGGGGGCCTTGCTCGTCAACAAGGGCATCATCTCAAGAGATGAATGGGTGAATCTACTCACTCAGCAGGCGATTGACTACAAAACCGGCGCAAGAATGAACGCAGACCAAAAAAAAGCTGGTGACCTCTTGTCCGCAATGGTTCTTGCTCTGACCACTGACCAGACACAAGCACGTAATTGACGCCATTATCGCACATTGCGCGGATATTGCCGTCCTCTCCAATATATACAAAGCGCGGAGCGGACGGTATCTCCGAACTGATTGGACGTAAGTCTTCCAATGGAGCCCAGCCGTCGCCAATAGCCGTTTGCGCCACGGTGGCGCGAACTGGCGGAAGGCGGACAGTCTCAACATTAGTGGCATTCCAAAACCCTTCGGCGCTGCTCATCTTCTATTCTCCTTTGCCTTCGGATATGATCCAGCCATGAAAGAACCGCCCGGCATTTATGCGGTCGCGTGTCCTCTATGACAGACAATCAGGAAACCATCTGGACCAAGATCGGCTTTGACCAGCCTGTCGATAATCTCATTCAAAATGGCCCGACCGCCTCGGTTGCCATCCGATCCCCTGATGGAGGCGATGTTGTCAGAGCGGTTGCGCTGTTCGATACCGGGGCCGCTGGCACCGCTATCGGCCCTGACCTCGCCAACCGGCTCACTCTCCAGCCAATCGACAGCGGGGTCATTCATGAGGCTGGGCGCGATCCACTGTCCGCACCCTTCTTCCGCGTCCAGATCATAATCCCAGGCATAGGAAGCTGGATAGAACTTGATGTGGCCGGGCTTCCTGCGCTCGCTCGCCCCCACGACATTCTGATTGGGAGAGACTTCTTGAGCCATTTTCGCTTCTCCGTTGACTTTACAGAGGGTAGAGTGGCGCTTCACTTCAAAAATGAAGCAAGCACGACATGAACGAACCGCCCCGGGATATGATCCACCCATGAAAGCTATGCAGTTTGCCATCTTCGTTGGCTTCGTTCTCTGCAATATCTATTTCGAGTGGGGCTTGGACGGCCTGACAGCCGGCGTCATGGGAGGGATGGCGGCTTACTATGTCACCAAGATCATCATGGCGTTCCGGGGCGAACTGCCGCCCTTGAACCGGCCTGGTAGCCCTGAACTCCCTGAACTACCCCCCGCATTATCGCCTCCCGCCTCGCCTGCTGGACGGCCAGCCGCGCGGCTTCGAAGGCTTTAGACGCCCCCGGCCCACCCTTTACCAGCGCGTCCACAAGGCCCGCCTGATTTCGGGTAGCAGCGTTTGCCCCTAACTTCGCAGCCGTCCCGACGCCCATAAGCAAAGGGCCGCCAACAGCTGCGCCCGCAGGACCGGCAACCATCGATCCAATGGTAGACCCAACACCGCCGCCTATCACGCTTCCGAGGAAGTTGCGGCCATTATCTACAGGAACACCAAAGCCACCGAGCCAGCGAAGAGCATTTGCGGAGGGAGTTCCGCGAACAACACTGCGGATTGCCTGCAATTCTGTTTCATTGAAATTCTTCGCGACGTTCGGACGCAAAAGCTTTCGGAACTCAACGCGCAGCCCATTCTCAAACCCGGACGCTGCATTTTTTGCGTGTTCCGTCGCGTTCTCGATGATCTGCGCCTTTATCCCCACCCGGTAAGCTTGCCGCGCATCCTTCAAAACGTTGACGACTGGCGTTCCTGTAGCCCCAGACGCCGCGATATTGGCGGCGGATAGCTGGTCTACTGCTACGTCCAGTTTTTCCACAAGCCGTGACGACAGGGCTTGCGTCGTCTTATTCATCGTGTTGTCCGCAACATTCCGCAAAGACCGGCGCAGGAGTTCCAGGTCGTAGAGCGTCCCGCCATTGCTGGCCTGCGCTCTCTGCGCATAATCCCTGAGAACGCCGCCGAACTCGCCCTTTATCTTGGTGGTCATGCCAAAATCTTGGGCCTCTTTCCACAGGTCTGTGACAACCCGCTTATAGGTATTCTGATCGAGTTGCGCGCCCTGCATTGCGGGCTTTAGCTGCTGGTAGCCTGCCATGTCCTTTATTTCTTGGGCGGACGGCAGCTTTTGAGACTTACTGGACGCTCCCTTTAGCGAGTTCGCGGCAACGCCGCCTGCGATAGCCCCCGCGAAACGTGCATAAGGTTCCAGCGCTGTGCCTTCCGTGGCTTGTCCCGCCGCCTCGCTGGCCACTGCCGGGGCTACCGCTGATCGGATCATATTTGGCGCGCTAAGACCGCCAAAAACGGCCGCGCCCGGTGCAAACTCGCCAACGGTTCGCGCATATTTGCCCGCAGTAGTTTTCGGCTGATAATCAGTAGCCCCGCCAGAGATAGTGGAAAGCCCGGAACGCAAGGTCTCTCCGCTTACCGGGTTCCGGCCGCCGAATAAGAACTCATCCCGCATCTCTTGGTCGGGGGTTGCAAAAAACCGCTCTACCATGCTTTCACTACGCGGGTTCGGCGCTTCGCCCGTCGCCAGTTCATATCCCTTGCCTAGCGCCCATTGCCCCGCTGAGTTCATGGCGTTGGCAATGGAGCCAGGCAGCCCGATCAAGTCGGCCGTGCCGCGTGCCGCGCCAGATGCGCCTGAGGCAGCGACATCACCAGCGACAGATACGCCATCAGGAGCAGGCTGAGGCGCGGCCTCCGGGAATTTCGTGGAAATCATCTGCTTGATCTGATCGGCGGGCATGTCATCGGGAAATGCGACGACAGTTCCGTCAGGCATACGAACCTGAGGCATTACTGACTCCTGAAGTAATCGCGATAATCCACGACACCGCCCTGCGGGGTCTGCGTGCTTTGCAAGTCGCCCACTCCGGGGAGCGCTTCCCCTCTTGTGGCCTCGAAGATGCGCCTGCCTGCCTCCGGGCCATGCACAACTTGCAGCAGTGTCAGTTCGTAGTTGTCCAGATCGCGCTCGAAGTTCGGGCTGCTCGGATCAAGGGCACCGGACTTATCGGCCAGCATTTTATTTTCTTCGTTAGACACACTGCCAAGCGCCCCGCCTGTAGGAGAGGCAGCCCGCATAGCTTGCAGGTTTTCAACCTTGGCCTGAGCCTTCAAAACCTCAACTTGTCTCGCCACCTCCGCGCTATCAGAGTATGGATTGTACTGCACTATGCCTTGGCCGATCCCACCAAGCGCGCGGTTCTTAGCAGCATCTCGCGCGTAGCGAGCCGCATTGGTGATGGTCTGCGTCACAACCGCCGCCTGCCCGGCGCTGCGCTGATCTGACTTGGTGGTGTCTTCAGGCCCACCGGGAATGGCTCTTAACGACGCTCCGTTCGGGCCGTCGATCAGTTCATATCCTTGAGGTATGGTGCCAAACCTTCCGCCCCCAACGGTAACATTTGTGGACCCCGCACCGGCTTTCTTAAGCGCGGTCTGGTAGTCGAGGAAGGAGCCGTCGAAGCCCTGTTCGCGGGCGAGGTCATATTCCTGCATCCCGGAAGTCGGCTTAGGCCCCTGCGCATAGCGCTGCTTGGTGTACGTGCCCCACGCCTCGTTGACCGGCATGCCGGCCTCGACCATGGCGGCGAACTCGGGCGCGTTCTGGCGGAAATAGTCCAGCGTCTTGTTCTTGCCGGCCATCTGTGCCGATGCCTGTCCATAGGCACCGAAGGCGTTGCCGAAGTTGGCGGCATTGCCCTGATTGCCCATGAGGGCGGCTGCCATGGGCATGGCGACTTCCGGCGAAAGAAGCTGCTGAAGGAAGCCGCCGCCCTGATTGCCGGGGGGCTGGGAGAATTGTGCCATTATGCCCCTCCATTCCGCATCTGCTGCGCAAGGCGCTGAAGCGTTTCATAGTTTGACTGCACGGTTGGGGTGAAGCCGTGGGCATTTGCGTTCCCTGTGCCACCAGACGACTTGTCAGAAGGCGCGACAGGCCCCGCATTCGGCCCATAATCAGGCAGCATCATCGGCTGGTAATACTGGTTCATGATACTGAGCAGATCGGAAGGCTGCTGCCCGTAGCCCATGGCAAGCTGCTGCGAGAGCGCGTCAAGCTGGCCGGGCATGGCCGCAGGGACTTCCGTCATTGGCCGGATGGCCGCGTTGGAAATGTCCTTCTGCTCCGGCTCGCTCGAGGTTTTCTTCTTGGATGAACCGCCCATCAGAGTTTGCCTCCACCGCCAGTTGCCATGCTCATAGCGCCAAGGCCCGCGCCTGCAATATTCGACAGGCTGTTGTTCGGCCCCTGAGCCGTTTGCGTCTGCGTCCCGTATTGGCCGCCACCATTCGCCACGGCGAGTAATGATTGGATATTTGCCAGCGGCGCATTTGAGCGCTCATTGGCAATCCGAAGCTGATCGTTCAGGGTGCGCCCGTACAAATCTTCATACATGCCGCCGACGCCCATCATGGTCTTGGCGGGGTCCTGCATCCCTTCGTAGGCGGTCCCAAGATTGGATTGCGCCTGCTGACCGGCATTGAATAGCTGCGTCTGGGCCGCATCCCTGCGGTTCTGCCAGTCCTGATACTGCCGCGCACCCAGATCGCCCAGCTCCTGCGTCATCACGCCGGTATGAGTGCCGGAACCATAGCGCCCCAGCCCCGCCGCGTTCTGGTTGACGGCGTTTTGGGTCTTGTCGAGGACCTGCTGGAAGCCGGGATCTTCATTGATGTTGAACTGGCCGGTCGCCGTGCTTCGGATGCCGTCGAGCGCGGTCTGCTGGTCCTGATTATAGCCGCCGCTGTTGATGATGCTCTGCAATTGGCCCGAAAGGCCCTGACCGCCCATGTTGTTCTGTGCAATGTTCGTCAGATCGCCCATGCCCTGCATGGTCTGCTCCGAATACGGGACAACCGTGGACATGGTGTTCGGTGTGACCAAGGAGCCATCCTTATAGAGCTTGAGAGCGTCACCCATGCCCTGATCAAGAAGCGGCTTCGAGGCCTTGTAAGGCTCCGCCGTGCTGGTTGAAGTCTGTTTGCTGCTACCGCCCATCGATCGGTTCCTCGTAAACTGCCCGTAGGACTTTTGCGTTCCTGAATATGCGCTCCCAGCCTTTGCGCCCTTCGGATAAAAGCGCAGTTGCCCCGCACTGGATGGCCGTCTGACGCACCTTTTCATGCAGATCGGGCATCCATTCGGACATTCCAGCGCCATACAGCGCCATGCACCGGAATTTCGGCCCGGAGCCCCACAGTTCCGGCCTCCATGCGGTTGCCGCGACGATCTTCTGGTCATCATGCACGACGAACAGGAACGCCTGCCCGCCACGGCACATCTGCCACAGTTCTCCGACCGTCAGATCGCCGCCGAAACGGTCGGATGCACGCTGGAAGCCGTCTTTCACGTTCGGCCAGATCGCGTCGATCATGTGCTGAGGGACCAATGTGACGTTCATGCCTGCGCCCTCTGGCTGGCGAGGGTGTAGAGAACCGTGACGGTCACCGCACCGGCCTTTGCAGCCTGCGCCTTGATCTTGCGGGCCGAAACCTTGGTGTAGAGGACGATGGGCGCGTCGAGCGCGACCGTCACCGTATCGTTGGCCGGAACTTCGCGCTCGAAAATCGCGTGGTCTGCCCCGTCATTCCACCAGACAGTAACCTTCTGCGCCGCGCCGTCCCGATTGACGATGATGATGCCGACCACTGTCGCCACGCCGCCCGATGTATCGACGGGCAACGCCAGCACGTCATTGACGGCTGTGTCGGGCAAGAGCAACGAGACAGGCTGCTGGACGTTGCCTGCGATTGGAAGAACGATGCTCATCGTTGACCCTCCGGTCGCGCCACAGGATCAATGCCGATTGCGTGTTTCCAGTCGGTCCCCTGCGGTATCTCCATGCGGAACGCATGAAGCAGGGCGCTTGATCGGAAATGACAGACGCCAGTTGCGGGATAGGGCGGAACTGGCTGCCCTTCCGTCCGCGCGCCGCCGTGCTTGTCGCTTGTGATGGCGGTGAGTGTGAAATCGGGGCAATCGGCTACCGCCCTCGCCTGCTGGACGAAAGAACGGGAATTGGTGCTTAGCTGCACGTCTGCCGTGGTCAGTCTTGCCGCCCTCGGCTCTCCGGTGAAGAACCCGAGCCGATTGTCTGTCGTGAAGGCAGCAAAACGCAGCGCGCCGCCAGACAGAAGCGCGCTGTCCCATGGAATATCGGCGCTGTCCCAATCGGGGAAAAGCGCCTCGATGCCATCCCATGCGATACCCGGCGTCGCCATGATGCACATTTCGGATACGTTGTTGTCCGCGAAGCACCAGCGGTCCAGTTGCCAGTGGTAGCCGAGCAAAAACTTCTCCCCGGTCACACCCTGAGCCTGAAACCATGCGATTTTTCGGAAAGGGTCAGGATAGCCCCTGACCTGATTGAGATACTGGCTGTCGGCCAGTTCCTGAAACCACATATCGACGCGCTCGGCCCCGATGGGCTGGCCGGCCACCCCCATGAAGAAACCGTCCTGCGCGTAGTAAACGAAATTGCCCGGCCCGATGGGGACGACCGAGAGAGGCGCGAAGACCCCACGCGATGGATTGATGACCCGCGTCGTGAACGAGTAATCACCGCCTGCTGTAAGGGCGATTTCGGTGAAGGCAGTCCGGTGCGACAGGATCGCGCCCCGCTCGCCGCCCTGAATGTTCATGATTTCTTCGCCGTCCGCGAAGTCCTGTAGGTCGCAACCTCGCTGCCCGAGCGTCCAGAAGCCGGCGTCTCCGATGCCAGAGAGCATGAAGCGGTTCGGATGGCCGGCAATGTACCCGAGCGCCAGATATTCGCCTATTGTCGCGCAGTAGCGAGCCCAGGGCGGGCTGCCGGGGAGATCGGCAAATTCGGTGCCTACATCAACGTCCAGGTATTGCGCCGGGCCTCCCAGATTGCACAGGATCAGCAACTGCCCGAATTTCGTGGCGCTCCATCGGTCGCCTACCGGCACCGCATAGGGCGCGGATGGCCCTGAAATGACCGGCCACGAATAATCGATGGCGCTCATCTCGAAAATGTCTGTCGCCGTCGCGGCAATGATGCGATAGGTTCCATCCTGCTTGCGGACGGACCAGGCTCCCAGACATGGAGCATTGAGCGCCTGCGATACCGGGACCAGATCGGCCAGCGGCCCCCACCCATCCTTTACCGGGATGGCATTGATCTGCGCTGTCGATGCATCGATCGCATAGCGCGTCCGATCCGGCTCGAATGGAGCGAACGGGATCATGCGAAATACCAGTCGTCATAGCGTCCGGCACTCTGCAAGGCCGGATCGACGGTCAGAACTCCGCGCTTTTTCTGCGCGATGGCGCTGCGAATGGAGGGAATGGTTTCGTCCAGAAGCGTCTTGAAGCTGGCCGCATACCCGCCGTCCTGCACGAACACGCCGCCCCACATGACGGACGCGGCCAAGTATACGTCAGGGTGCTCCATCAACAGCCAGTTCGTCGGGACCTGATCGGAGAGCGCGAATTTCTGCTTGTATCGAAGCCGGAACGGATATGCCTGATCGCATGGGCGATTGAAAACGATGTCCGAACCGTCAATCGACCATATCGAGGGCCTGCCGCTGCTGTCGGAAAAGGTGAAGGTTCCTGCGGCGCGGTCCAGCATCTGTGCCTCGCCACCAGCGAGAAGGATGAACAGGGCAATCGGCTCGACCATGGGAAGCGTCGAAATATTGATGCTCCGGGAGCCAACAGAGCCTGTAAGGGCGGCATCCACCTCAACCGGGTTTAGCTCGCGGTTGAGACGTGCCTCGGCCAGCGAAATGAAATCCGCCGCATTGCCGATCACATCGGCGCGGGCCATCCAGTCGGAGACTGCTTGCTGAAGCTGGGTGTAATTGGAAATCGCCATGCGTCACCCCAAGAAAGAAAAGGGGCCAGCCGGAGCCAGCCCCATTCCGTCAACCGTTACGGGTTGGTGTTGCCGCTGAGGCGGTGCGCCAGACGCGGATCGATGGCCTGAACACCGTAGAGGATATCCAGACGGAACGAACTCACGTCATTAACGCCATCATAGACGGGGATGACGCGCACATTGGTGCCCTTGTAGGAGCGCCGCGACACATCGACCGCGCCCGGAGGCGAGACGAGCGGCACGGAGACCAGTGCGAACGCGTTCTTGTGGAACACGAGGTTCTGGCGGTCCACGGCGCTTGCCGCCGACTGCCACGTCACCGCCTTGCCGTTCAGGTCGCTATCGGACGTGTCGATGTTCTTGAACGCGCCGGTCCAGATCATCGCAGGCCAGATTTTGACGTTGGCCGCACCAGCGGCAGCCGTAGCGTCCTCAAGAACGGTGAACTGCTTGAGGAAGCCGAGGCGGGCCTTAGTCACCGGGTTGACGGCGTAGACGCCGGTAATGGTGAACACATCGCCCTTCTTGACGGTGTTGGTGGTGCCGAGGCCGGCGAGGCTGATGGTCTGCTCCATCGAGTCCTTGACTGCATCGTAGGTGATCGTCGCGGAGGTGATCGCCGCGCCGATGGTTCCGTTGGTGCGGGTGCCCGCCGTGTGGACCGGGATGTTCTGCGACATGTACGTGTCCACGCCGCCGATTTCGCCCAGCGAGCCCTTGCGATAGGCACCCTTGGCCGCGTCCTGAATGTAGAGCGCGGTCTGAGACCCGAGCAGGCCCCAATGATCGGCAGGGGCAAGCACCGCCGAACGGCCATCGGTCGGGTTCGCATATTCGTCCATGCGCTCGGGAGCGACGGCGAAATCCGCGAACGAACCGATCTTCTTGCCCGAGGTCCCCACCCAAGACGGAACCTTGTAGTACAGTTCCATAATGGAGCGATCCACCTCGTTCGCAAGCTGCACCATGGCGGGCTTGATGACGCGTTCGGAAAGCTCGCTGATCTTCAGGGTCAGGTCCTGAGACGAGAACTTGAAGTCCACGCCACGGCGCTGATTGACCGTGATCGTGGTCTTGCCTTCCGTTACGTCCTGCGCGCTCATGACGGGAGTGTTGCGGACGGTGAAGTCAGTCGGGCGACGGATGGAGATGGTTTCGCCCACCTCATAGCCGTTCACCTTCTTGGAGAACTCGTTTTCGTAACCGCGAAACACCTGTTTCGCCATCACAAGGTTGTTGTCGAGGATCATCAGCGCCTCTTTGGCGATGATATCCGCAGTCAAAACGGTCTGTGCCATTGCCTATGTCCTTTGCTGGCAACGAATGAGGTCTAGCCCCTGCCCGCCTGTCTGGCCGCTGCGTACTCTTCCATGCTCATTTCGGAGAGAGACTTGCTGGCGGCTGGCGTCGAGCGACCGCCCACAGCCTTCGACGGCTGGGTTGGGGCGGATTGCTTCTTCGGGCTCGGGGCCGGTTTTGCGAGGGCTTCGTGACCGATCCGGGCGAGATAAAGCATCTCGTAGACCAGCGGGTTCATCAGGTTCTGCATCTGCTCTCTGGTCACACCCTTGGAGAGCGCAAAATCGATGACCTGCTTGTCGGTATCCGGGGTCCAGCCCTTGAGATTGGCTTTCACATGCTCATGCGTTTCCTGCATGCGCTTGGCAATTTCTTGCTGCACAGAGGCAGTGCGGGAGCTTTCGTGCTGTTGGACAACGCCCTCCAACTGGGCTTTCTGCGCACGCAGATGCTGAGCGTAGTTCCACGCCTCATCCGCCTGCAATGGATCGGTCATGCGGGCCTGCTGGTACGCGGACCAGTCGAACCCCTCAAACCGCTCCAGTTCCTTCGCAACCATGCGAAGATCGGCGCGCGCATCGAGATATTCCTCACTCGCAGCGAATTGCTGGTCGAGGCGCGCGGCGCGCTCTTCCAGTTCCTTGCGGGTGTTGGCAACCTCCTGCGTCTTGCGCGTATAATCGGCCTGCATCATCAGGCCGTCCTTCAGGCCCTTGGGGGCCTTCACCTTTTTCCCGTTCCAGTCGAACTCTTCAAAGTCATCTTCCGGTTCGGGCTGGTCTTCTCCATCGACTTCCGGCTCATCGCCGGCTTCATCGATGTTGATTGGCTCATCAGCCTCCATTTCCGGTTCGATTGCAGGGATTTCCTGTTCTACTTCGGCAATGGCTTCCTGTTCGCCGTCCATGTGCGCACTTCCTTTCAAGATTGGTGCTGTTTTTGCGCCGTGACGGGGCGCGGTCGATCAGGCTGATTGCCCGAATTGCTTTGCTGGCACTCGCCAAGGATAGTCCGTCCCCGCCGGCACAGGATCGACGCGGGCGCTATCCAGCACCTCGTCGCCAATGTCGGCTGCATGGTGGAGCAGCACATCCTGCCACGTCGCCTCGGGGCCGCACTTTGATCTGTCACCGATCAGGCGGCAGGCGTTGTCCGGCAGATCGCGCAGAGCCTCGTCCAGCGCATCGAGGACGATCCAGACGTGATAGCCGCTGGCCGTGACCTCCGGCGAGACGAGCACCGGGTGATCCGGGTCTGTCTCGTCCCACACGGCGTCTTGCAGGATCACGCGAGGCTGGTAGGCCAGGCTTGCGCCATACTGCTCGACAAGGGCGTCTGCGGCCTCTGGGGTGTCGCAACGGATCAGATGGTCGATCATGCCCATACCTCCGGGAGTTCTGCGGGGCTGTAAGAGCGGTCGAAGACGCCGAGGCAGGCGAAGGTACCGAACCACTCATCCCCGCTTGTCGCCCCGGACCCGCAACGCAATGTCGAGACGACAGGCAGCGGGCCTGTATAGGCGGTATCGACTACCGCCGCCTCGCCGTTGAGCGATGCCGCAAATTGCCCCGCTCGCCATGACGGCACAACCTTGAGATCGGCGTCGTTTGCGACTGGCCCGAGATCAAGATTGACCACATCAACCCCAGCGACCGTCATGATGGCGCGGAGGTTGCCGTCATTGACGCGGACCAGCCGGTAGCGGCTGGCATCGGTGCCATCGTCCCACTGCCACAGCACCTGATTGCCGCCTGTGCCGAGAGGCGTCCTCCCCTCAATCACCACCGTGCCCTCAGGCGGCGCGGCTCGGGCAAAGGTCAGGCTGTCGGCTAGGCGCGTGGCGCTTGCGCCTGTGTTTTTAAGGATGACGGATGATGCGAACGGACCCTCTTCGAGCTGGAAACCATAAGCTAGGGCCTGCTCGGCAGTTGCGGGGTTTTCGGTTCTTCGGTCTGCCGCATAGCATAACCCGTTTGCGGGGATGAGCCTTGTGTACGTATAGCGTCGCCAAACCTCTAAAAGAGGCGCCTGAATGCGCGCTGCTGTGCTATCTCCACCAAGGCCGAACCGCCATTCTCCATCCTCCCCATCTCTCTTAAGGAATTGGGTGAACGTTACGTCTACGTTGGTAGGAGCGCCTCGCGAGAGACGGCTCGACCCCGCCACCGGTACGGTAAATCTCACAGCCCCAACCTCGCCAGTGGGGTTGGGCACATCGTCTGCCAAAACGCTATTCGCCGAGCTGTCTTTTGTCCACGTTGTGGCTAATGCCGACCCTGAAAAACTATTAGTCCGCGCTCCCTCCAGTCTTGCTCCAAGCGCCTTGCCCGTTGCCGGATCGTGATCCAGCCGCAGCACGTTGGGACCGGCAGTGCGCAGGATGCCGGACGCGTCGAAATAGGTGGCGTCGGAGCCTCGGGAAAAGGTGCCGGAAGCACCCGCGAGGTACGCGTCTATCGAGCCGTACGAATGGCCATCGTACCAGCCGCGGTTACCGGCATAGTCTGCGAGGTCCGTTGGCAGGGTTCCGTCTGGGCCGGGGGTGACCCATGAGGGGATGCCGCCAGCCCGCGAATACCGCGTCAGACCGAGCGACATGGGCGTCATGAAGAACATCAGTAGGTCAGCCCTACAATGCCGGTCGCCGTGGTCGCAGCCATGACCTTGACCGCAAACACCGGCAGGATTGATCCGTCAGGCACGTTCGCAAAGGTGACCGGATTGCCGTTTCGGGTTTCGATCACCACGTCGCCACCGGTGCCGACGTAGAGCGCAACCGCGTTGATGATGGTGCTGTCGCTCGGGGTCACCGCGAAGGCATCGCCAGCGGAGTTAGCCTGGATAGGTGCTGCCATGATTACTGCTCCGGGAAGCGTTGTGTCTGGATGACGGGACGAGAGGCGACCGCCGCCGCGTTCAGTTCCGCCTTGTAGCGTTCAAGCTCCTGTTCCGACGCGAGCTTGGCGAGGGCGATTTCCTTTTCCGCCGCGATCTTGGCTGCCGCGATCTGCTTGTCGGCTTCGATCTTGGCCATGGAGTCGGACTGGTCCTGCTTGAGCTTCTGGTTTTCTTCCGAAAGCTGCTGAAGCTTCTGCTTGCCTTCCTCGATCTGCTGCTGGACCTGCGGCGGAACCTGTCCGCTGGTCATCTGGTCCAGTTTCTCGGCAATCTTGTCGGCCCCCGGCCAGTCAAGGTTCTTCGCCAGTTCCGGCCCGATGACCGGAGCGGCAGCCGGGAATGCGCGGATCATTTCCGTCATCTGGGAGGCCGCTTCCTCGCGCTGCGTGGTGAAGCTCGGGCCTGTCGAAACGGTCAGATCGTACTTGCCGGCGGTCAGATCGTGCAGAGCCATGATGGGCTTCATGAGCGGGTTGCCGCCCTCGTCCTGCATCGGCTGGCCGTCCGGCCCCATGACGGGCTGCTGCATCGGCTGGCCGGTTTTCGGATCCTGCACCTGATAGGGCGCGTTGATCTGCTTCCTGTCCTCGCTGCCGTCCTCGCCAATCACCCGAATGATACGCTCAGCGCTGTAAACGTGCGGGATCAGGTCAATGAGGATGCGCCCGGTATGGCGGATGGCGCGGGCAAGGTTGTCCGTGAAATGGAAGGTGGATATGTCGCCTTCCCGCTGGCGGGCGAGGATCGCCCTTCCGCTGGTTTCGTTGGACCGCGCCCCGAGCGATGCATCGTACATGCCGACAATGGCCTTCATGTCGTCGGACGCGTTAAGGGCTTCCTGCAAGGCTCCCGCGGCAGAACCAGTGTCGAGCGGCTGGCGCTGCGGCGGCTGTTGTCCATCGTACTCGAGGAACGCATGGCTGCGCGTGTTCGCCGTCTGCCAGCGCTCTATGTCGCTGTCAAAAGCACCCTTCGGCCCGATGAACGGAACGCGCGGCGCGAGCGCAACAAGTTCCGTAGCTGCCGAGCGCCAATAGTTGAACGTGCGCTGCGCATCCTTGGCATTGTGGATCAGGGAGCGGAAAAACCGCTTGCCCTGCACATCGAACTCGTCGCCATAGACCGGCACAATCGGGATATATCGACCGGCCCAATCGTTCTTTTCCAGCACCTCAGCGCCGGTCATGATGTATTGCGTGACCTTGAGGGCCTTGGTCGCACGCTCCTGTTTGTGCTCAAGGAACTGCTGGACGGCGGCAAAATCCTCGTCTTTTTCGATCTGGTCTTTGCTGTAGACCTGAAACGAGCCGTCGCGAACGTCCTGAAACAGGATGATGGTGCGGTCCACCTCGTCCCGCTTCCACCACTCGGCCACCATGACCTCGTTTTCAGAGCGCCATGGCTCGGCAACCGTGGACCATGCATCATCGTCCCAATCGACCGTAGCGGCATTGCCGTACTGCGCCTTGAACTGCGCCTTGGTCAGCCGATCCACGACAAATGCCGTGTTCCAGTCGCTACTATCGGCTTCCGTGGAATATGGATCGCCGTAGATCGAAAACGGGTTGATGACCCGCTTGATCATGATGTCCATGTCGAACGTGTCGTCAAAGGCGTAGTCGAGGCCGACGCGCCAGTAGCCGAAGCCGCCCGTCACAGCGCACTCGACGCCTGTGTCATAGGCAACATCGGCCGAAGACGTGTATTCGATATTGCGGATCAGGCCGTTGATGACCTCGGCTGTCTCCGGGTCCGCGCCACTGTCAACCGGGCGGACCTTGATCGACGGCTTGTTCATCCGCGCATCGTTGACAACCTGCCGAATGAAGGCAGGCAGTTTGTTGATGGTGAGGCTCGGACGCCCATCACGCTCGCGCTGCTGCAAGATGCCCTGAGGCCACTGTTCATTCAGGCGCGCAAACCGGATATCATCCAACGCGGTAGCGCGGTTGTGATCGGCAGCGTCGGAAGCCTCGGTAAAGGCGTCCTTGGCTTCTTTCAGAATGTCATCAGCCATGGATCATCCCATCCAGGAGCCAGCGCCGTAATGGACCGGTCTCGGTCTTGGCCTCGCCTCATGCACCGGCTCGGCAAATGTCAGCGCAACGGCGTCCCACTCATCGGGGGAACGCAGACCGCGCTTGCGAATGTCATCTTTGCTTTCGAGGACAACCCGGCTCAGGCTGTCATATTTGTATCCGGGGGCGCAGGCATCGGCCTGCAAGGCATCGCGATCCGGGATCGACACGCCGCCCGGCTCTTCCAGCCAGTCGCGGGACTTGCCCCACATTTCAGCACGGCGATTGGCGTAGCCGCCTTTCGGCCTCCCTGCCTCATCAAGCGGTTGCGGCTCTAACGGTGCAGACCCAAAATTGATGGCCCGGACAATATCTCCATACCCCATTTCTATGAGGCGGTCATAAACACCAGCGCCGACGCCGCCCACATCGATAAACATGCGGACTGGCTTCTCCGTGTCGATTACCTGTTTAGCCCAGCCTGCACCCGCCATCGTGTCCAACTTGGAACGGCTTTCGATCCTCTCCACCTTGCGACCGCGCCTGAAAGCCATCGAATGGCGATCTGCTCCCTTCCACGCAGGATCGTAACCAATGACCAGCGGGCCGGACGCTTCGGCGTCAGACTTCCGCGCCTTCAGCACCAGCTCAGCGGGAATGTAGCTGTCGTGCCCCGTCATCTGGAACGCCTCGGCAGCGGTGGCCGGGTATTCCTGCCGAAACAGCATGGGGTCTTTCAGTTCGGCAATCTTATTGCGCCGCCACGCCATCTGCTCCATGCAAAGGCCGTGCACCTGCATGTACTCTTGTTCATCATTGTCGAGGACGAAATCATCCGTGACAGCGCGGCGATATTCAGGCTGCCAGAACCACGGAATGAAGATGGCGATGTAATCGCCTATGCCCTGCTCGGCCTGCTGCCAGCGCTCGTGGAACTCGCCGCCGACGCCATTGGCCGTACTCTCAAGAATAACCTCGGTTCCCGGAAGATCGGGGATGGCCTGCACGACACCGGCAAAATGCGTCGAAGCATTCGGCCAGAACGCCACCTCGGAACCGTGAAACAGCTGCACAGTTTGTGATCGGCCAACGGCCTTTGCGCCTGCCGTGCCGACCGCGTAGCCACTTTCCAGCCGGTCGAAATACAACTCCTTGGCATTGGCCGCGCTGGTCGATGGCTTTACCAGCGCTGGGACATGCTGATGATACCGATCAACCATGCCAAACAGGTTGTTAGTGGCATCCTGCTCATGCGTGAGAATGAAGCACCGCAAGCCGCGATGATGTGTAACTCGGTGATAGAAACGCCCGCCGACATAGGTTGATATGCCCTGCTGGCGGCCTTTGAGCACGAGAGCGCGGACCTTGCCGGTTTGTTCCTTCTGCGCCTCAAGCCGCGAATGCAGGTAGGTTTGCGCCTCATTCAGGACCAGCGGCGCAATTGTGCCGTCCTTGGCGCGGATGCGCAGGCATCGGTTGGCATAGTGCTGGAAATCATCCTTGAGGCGCTGGCGAATGTCGCGCTCACGGTCACTCAAGCTCACCTAGCGCATCCTCATGGGAGACGGTGACATTCGCGTCCATTGTCACCGACGAAAGATCAGGCAATGTCTTGCGTAGCAGGATGTTGGCTGCGCTAACCTGCTGCGGCGTCATCTCGACTTCGCCTTTTATCAACTGTTGCAGACGGTTGATGATCTGACTTGTCTGGATTTTGGCGCGGGTTCTTTCATCGTGCGCAGGGTTTAGCCTGACGCCTCGCTTGCCTGACATCACATTCCTCGGGATACGGATTTGACTCTGCCCGCACTTGCGAGATTAGGAAGGCGAGTTGCAGCCAACCTCGTTCGCGGCAAGCTTGGACCGGAGCAGATAACCCTCTAGCGCCCATATCTTGTTGCGGGCGTTGTCGTAGGCGATCTTGCGGCCGATCTCTTCATCGAAGTTCTCAGGAGAGGCCGCAGCACTCTCTCCGATCACCGAAAAGCCGTTGCGAAGACCGAGACGGCAGACGGTCACAGTCGTGCCGGGGAACCTGTAATAGTCACCACACACGATCTGGTCATCGATATGGGCAGGCGTAAGGCGCGGGGCATTCAGGCCCTTGCTCTGGATTTCGCGCTCAATGGATGCTTCGTCACGAGCCATCGTGTTCTTCCTCTTCGGGTTGATGGGGATGCACTTGATGATCTGCCCGCGCTCTTAACCGCACATGGCGGGAAAGTGGGGCAATGAGTGATAATGTTGGCTTATCGGTCTAGCGGCCTAAGCCGTCATGATGCTGCGAGGCGGCGGAACGCCCCTCCGTCATTTCACCATCAGTTCAAACCGGCTGATGGCCTCGCATTCCTGTGCCTTATGGCGAAACTGAGCGAGGGCCGGGCGTAAGCTACGACAGTCACTGGCTTCCCGGCTTCCGCTACTATCTGCCGTGCCGCCTCGCTATTCCCTTGCGGGAATTGGCGCACCCGTCTGGATTCGAACCAGAAACCTGCCGATTAGAAGGCGGCTGCTCTATCCTGTTGAGCTACTGGTGCTGAATATCTACAGCCGGCGATCAACCCGGCTGGCCTGTTGTCAGGTCTTAGATGGTACGGCTGGAGACAAATCACCCAGCATAATACCTATGTCGGAAATTCGATGATTTGTGCGGCGAAGTCAAGCCGCGTAGCGATTTTCCACGGAACATTTGAAGTACTTCGCAAGAGCGTTGCACAGAATACGCGTCGGGCCGATCATCTGATGTAGGCGTTTGTCCTCGACAATGACAAGCTGAAGCGCTGCCCAAAGGTTCTCCCGGCTGTAGTTCTGCGTCTCTTGGATGGCCCTGCGCACATCATCGTATCGCTCGGTGGTGCGCTTGCACCAATCCTCGTAGGCTTCGGGATCAGGAACCCCTCCCCCATCATCCATGTCGTAGATGGCATCTGGCGATTTGATAGCCCGGAGATAGGCATTCCGCAGCTTGAGATAGGCTTGCGCGCCCTCGTACTGCGCTTCGGAAATTCCATCGACTGGGCCGATCATCGACAAATAGCCGATGAAGCTCCCCGCCCGCTGATCCTTGGCCGCATCCTTGTTAACGCCCATGTGCCGCATCCTCGTTTCCAGTGCCAGTTTGTCGATGGGCTCGACACCGGAGCGGGAGAGCCTACCGTTGGGCTCCCTGTCACCTTCAATTCGGGGTCGCCCGCGCCTTGCCCTTCGCTTTGCCGATTTTGTTGCCATTGTGCCATCGTCCGAAAATCAGAGATCGTAATTCACGCCAAGAACATCGCCGGGGGTCGTGGCTACTACGCCATCAATGACCTTTCGTACCGCCCCGTCGCCAAGATTGAACCATTCACCACGAGCGCGGATCCCGTACCTCGACGCTTGGGCATGTGCCTCCCTCTCGATATTATGGAGAGCTTTTCGGGTTGGCGCATTTATCCAAGCAACGAGCCGCACCGGAAGCGGCGAGCCCGTCTGTATCGACTTGACGCGAGAGTCAGCGTGATATGCCAAGCCGATCTTGTGCGCTGGCGTCGATCCCATTCGGACGAAATAGACACACATCTTGGACCCGCAGGCGAGGCCAGTTTGCTGAAGCATGTCGAGCCTTCCCTGTTCGCCGTAGCGCTCAATAGCCCGGTGATAAATGCTCAGGATTTCTTGCTCGAATGTGCCGAGTGCCTTTACACCCTCGTCTGGCTTCCGCCCTCTTGCCGCTCTTGCCATGCTTTCCTCGATCAGTTGCCGGTTAGGTCGCCAGAATGCTCACGAAAGGCAGGGTGATTGATGTGTGGGCCATGCCACCACCGCGAATGTATGAGCCATCAACCTGATAGGCCGGTCCATGGGCGGTTTCGAACACCTCGCCAATCGCAGGGACCAGCGGCGGGGCCTTGGCGACAAATCTGCCTGCCTCATTCCTCTGCCGGGCACGTTGCCTGCGCTTCTTCTCGCGGTCGCGGATGCGGCGCTTTTCGGCAATGGTTGCCTCGACCAAGCCAAAGCTCGTGTCGCCGTCGCGAAGGACTTCCCGTTTCGGCGCAGGCTCTGGCTTCGGCTCATCCAGAACCATGCGGAACCAAGGCTTTTTCAATGTCGGGTGGATGCTCATGTTTCGGCTCCGTAGTAGGGATTGGGAAGTCCAAGCTCGCGGGAACGGGCATCGGTGATAAGGCGCTCGATGGTCCATTCTCGAAGGCGCAGCTTTCCGGCTATGGTCTTGGTGTCGTCGCCAGCGCGGAACAGGGCCAAGGCTTGGGCGGAAATGGAAAGGGGATGGAAAGCGGTGGCGGTCATGACCTACTCCCCAGACGCGAGCTTGACCTCGCCGCGCTCCAACTTGCTCAGAAAGTGATTGGCTGGCCGGGGCGCGGGCTTCATGCTGACCACGTTCGTGGATTGCTCCATGCCGGCGATGCGGGCTTGATAGGCGCGCTCCTTATCGCAAAGGTCGAGATAGGCTTCCCGGTTGAGCCAGGTCGATGACAGAGGCACATACTGGCGGTCACGGTCGCTCATGGAGCGGATAAACCACTTGGCCCCGTCAATGATGTCCTGCGGCTCAGCGCCATTCAGGACGTGCTTGCGAAATGTTTCTCGGGCCAGACCCCTTCCGTCAGTATGGCGGGCGATGGGAAGCCACACGGCCCAAAACTCCGGGAACAACTCCGGCTCTGGTGTTCGCACCTTTCTCATGCTTCTCTCCTGATGCCTGCGCGCTCCGCCGATGCGCGGTATTCGAATGCTGCTTGTCTCAGAACGGCCAGTTCGCGCCGCTTGATTTCAATTTCCCAATCTGGGCGCTTGTTACGGCCCTGCGCTAGATCAGCCAGCCACGTGACCTTTGCGTAGATCATGCGGTCGATCTCGTCGGCCATGTCGAGGCTGGGAATGCGCTCCCCGCTCATAGCGACCTCACGACCATCGTGCAGGGGACGCCCTCATCCACCCATCGAGCATTGATCTCGACAACCTGGCTGTCGTCTTTAATGGTCTGGGTATGAGTGAGCAGATCGAGCAGGGCTTTAAGTATATTATCCAGATCGCGCCGTTTGCTGGCTGGTCGATATGCGCTAACCTCGATCTTGACGGGGCCATCAATGCGCTTGTGGGCTTTGTATCGGTTTCGTTGGGCAATCAGCATCCAGCCGGCCTCACCCACCCAAGACCTGTATGCTTTGGTCTTCGCCCTGCCCTTGCCGGTCACATTTCGGAACATGCTGTTGACGCTGGGCGGCATAGGAAGATCGAAGGCAAGTTCCATCACCACCCCCACAGAAACAGTGCAAGCCCGACGAGAACCGCAAGGCAGATCGAGCCAAGGGTTATGGCGAAGGCAAAAAACACAGAGACAGCCAAGGAAATGGCCTCAGACACCGTATCAAGACGCTTGTCGCGCCTGACGATGCGGTCGGGCTCTACCTCGTAGTCGTGCCAGTCGGGGCGGTGGGTCATGCTGCCCTCCTGGCATCGAGAGCGTTCCCACCCCACTGGCCTGCCATAGCGAGAGCAATCCCCTCGTAGGTGCGGCTGCGCAGCCTCTTGCGCTCGGGACCGGGCGGCATGCGGAACACACGCTGCTCCCGACCTTCGACAACATCTGTCGGGCGCAATGGCATAAGTCCGCGCAACCATAGCCCGGTCGCCTTCGTCTCACCGTGGCCGAACTGGTATGGCTGGATGATCTGGGTCGGCTCAGGAATACCGAAAAGCCTTTTGGGATGGCCGAGCATAATCGGGTTTTCGACGCAGATTGCCGGGGCCGGAGCATTGAGAAGGGAAAGGAAGAACTGCGCCGCCGCACCCATCCTGGCCCATCTGTCAGCCTCGGGCCCGTTCGCCTTGCTCATGCCGGCGTAGAGATGCTTGGCCCCGCTGTTGGCCAAATAGGTGCATTCGGGATGTGCGATGATCAGGTCCCATTGGCCGGTATATGCCGCATGGATCGCATCCCCCTGGATATGATACGGGCTTCCGTCATCTGCCGGGACAATATCATTCGACCAAGCGTCGTGCCCGAGGGAGCGGAATGCAGAGCGGACCACGCCGGACCGCTCACAAGCAACGAGAACGCGAAGCTTCGTCATTGGCCGTCACCTTTCAGTTCTGGACAAATCCATTCAGCGAGACCGGCAGCGCGCTCACGAAGCCACATCGCTATTGCGTGCCGCCGGTGGAACGAGAGCCATCTCAGCAAGGCGGGCGGTTTCGGCTCTGTATGCGGCATGTTGCTTCCTCGCTTTTTGCTTTGCGCGCTCCTCGCGCGCGGCATCTGCCGCCCTGTGCAGCTCGACCATTTCGCGGAATTGAACGAGTGCAGCTTCTTCGTTCCAGAAACTGCGGACGCGACGCTCGGTCCATTGGTTCTTTGGGTTGTCTTTGTGCGGGAACAGGCGCATCAGCCACTTGAGCGTCGTGGCTATGGCCACCTTCGCCTGTGTGCTGTTGCCGATCTCCGCAACGTATCCGCGTGCCATCGCTACATCAGACATCTGCTGACGGCCCTCCGCGTTTGTGGGTGACTTTCCCATGATCTCGGACGCGCTCCTGTGTCAGTTTGCACTTGAGACGCAGGAGCAAACGAAAGGAGCCTCCGGGAGACATGGAGACGGTTGGCCAAGCAGCGCTCAGACTTTTGCAGAGGCTTGAAGCGCGAAAGGCCAGAGAAAAGGAACGAGGTGCGGTGACCCGGGTGCTGCGTACCAGCCACCACACCCCTGACGCGGGCGAAGCTGATACCCGGAAGATCGCGAAGGATGGGCGTCCAACGCCCCGCGTGTCTGGTGAAATTGATAATCTCCATGCCGCTGGAGAGAGGCCGGGCGTTCGACTTTCCTCGGGTCGGCGTCCGGCCGCGCGTGCGGCTGATAACGATGATCATGCTGCCTCGCTTTTCGCGGAGGCCGCGACACGAAGCTTTGCAGCGGCAAGCGAGTTCTGGGCCGCGTCGATCACCTGTACGAGGTCGCGAACACGTTGATCCGCGTCAAGAGCCTTAACTCTCTGCTCTATCTCCTCAGGGATGCGCCATGTTGGCGTCCCGCGCGGGAGGTCGAGCATATCGCAGAGCCTGTCATACTCCCGAGCAGCAATCTGATTTCTCTCGTCGGCATGTCGGCGCGCTGTTTCATTCCCCTGACGGATGGCCTCCAGCCGCTTCTCGTGCTGGTCAATCTCATTCTGGATCCGCCACTTCGCGTGCTCTCGGTTGGCAGCCAGTTTCGCGATCTCATCGCCCAGAGCGGCCTTGTAGGCGCGTTCGCGCATGACGTAGGTATTCAGCGCCGGGCGAGCGGCGTCCAGTCGGGACAGACCGTCCATGACCAGCTTCATCCACGCCTCGCGCGGGAGGTTATCGAGCGCGTTGACCTTCGGAGCCTTTGCGAGACGCCAGACATTGGCTTTGCGGACGATCAGTCCGGCACCGCCCGGCAGTTCTGTGGTCTTGATCAGCCCATCGGGGACCGCGAAGATGACGGCCGACGCAAAGGCGTAATACTTCTGCCACTTCCCGGCATTCACATCGGCCTGAAAGTCCGAACGAGATATCTTGATCTCATAAGCGGTTGGCGTGAACTTGCTGTAGCTTTTGGGCAGGACATACACGTCTGGGCGCGGGCTTCCCGCAGGCCCAAGCTGCATGTCACACCAGATCAGGCGTTCCCGCGTGTTTGCGGAGAGGTGAGCCTTGAGGTCAGCGGCGAGTGCGTCGTGCTCCCAAGTCATGCTCTACCCCTCCCCGTTTCGGGAGGCGTGAGAATGGGAGACGGCTTGCCCTGCTTCGGCCCTTATACATGCCGACTTAGCGTCGGGCCGGTCTGGAACGGGGGTACTAGCACCGTCCATTTTTACGCAGCCATCAGCAGGACTTGGTTTGCTCGGATTGCCGTCGGAACCCGCCGAAAGTGCGGACCGGCTGGAATTGGTGCCCGGCTCCGGGGAGGAGGACGAAGCCGGGCTATTCACCTGATGGGAGGAGGAATCAGGCGAATGGGTGTTTCCAAAATGAAATGTCGTCTCGAAGCCGCGAAGGCCGTTACGCTCGACTGGGCGGGGACCGATGATGCGCATTTAGGCCTCTCCTGCTTGGGAGAGGATTTCCTGCATAGCAAAACCAAGAGCTTCGTACTCGATCTGATGCGCCGAATTGATCGGGCCATCCGGCGGCATGAACGGAATGTGGCTACGCACCACCTCAGCCGCGCGCCTCATGCCTTCACGCTCTGCGGCGGCAAGGGCTTCCGCAACCATTTCGGCGCACTTGCCAATGCGATCCACGGCCATAAGGCCCTTGAACGTTTCGCTATCGACAAGATCGATGGCAGCAGCGGTGTGCTTCTCGGAGACGGTCATGACTCGACTCCTGCCGCTTTCGGGATCAGATTGACGACATCGAAAATCTTTCCAAATTGGGGGCGCTGGTGGAAAATGAGGTCGTGGTTCGTAGCGGGCGAAAGCTTGCCTACGGAGACAAGTTTCTGGAAATCCGGGATGATGGGCGACCAGTCCATTTTGTGGACCTGCTCATGGAGGCAAGGCAGCACATGGGCGTCATCGCCTTGGCCTTTGGAAGCGTCGTTTGGGACGCAAATAATGAGCCTATGGCTCAGGTTGCCAGCAGGTTGCGCATGGACCTTGGGACCGCCCAGAACCTTCACAAGCTGCTTGGAGATATGATCTCCGACGCATTGAAGCCGGCTGATAAATCTCAGGCGAACTGACCTCATGCCGTCTTCTCCAGCTTGGAGGGGCGGGAGGATGGAATAAGCTGGGAGGCGGTGACCTCGAAATTCGTCGCCGCGCTAACCTGTTCAAGCAGGGAAATGCGAGCGTTCTGCTCACCATTCACGAGGCGGTAAAGAGTCATTCGACTGACGCCAGCCGACTTGGCGATGTCAGTAAAGCTCCTGCCGGTGCGTTCCGCATATGCGGTGAGAGGGTGCTGTGCCATACCCTCTTGTAACGCCTAGCGTGACAGATTGCAATCGAAATCTGTAACGCCTGACGTGACCACGATGTTACAGGAAAGCGCTAATATGGAAAGATGAGTAATAGCCATCTTGGTAAGCACTTCTTGAAGCAGTGGCGCGAGTTCCGCGGCCTCTCCCTGCGCCGCCTAGCGGAGCGCATGGAGGTTGAGCCGGGCGTGCAACTGACTTCACATGCCAACATTGGCCGCATCGAAAAACTTCAGCAGCAATACACTCAGGAGATCATGGAGGCGGCTGCCAAGGCCCTCGACTGCACTGTCGAACAGCTTCTTACGGTAGACCCCTTCAAGGAAGGCGACGTTGTCGATCTGGTCGCTTTGCTGCGCCAGAAGGACCCAGAGACGGTAAGGGCTATTTTGCAGGGGTTGCCGTCAGTAGACGACAAGGCGAGCTAAGGAGGCATTGGCGGGGGATGAAGAAGGCGATCTTAGCGTGCTGCCTGTTGTTGGCGGGGTGCGGGAACAGTTACGACCGGCAGATCAAAACCATCGAATGGTTCTTCTCACTGGGCAAGACAGGATCATCGCAAGACTACATGCTCATCAAAAGCGGCCTGTTCGGTCCCGACAAGGTGGCGGTAATCTTCGGCTTTATGGACGATGGGCAGTTCTGCAACGAGATCGCCCGCATGTACATGGATCGCTACCCGGCCAACAGCTATTATTGCGCGCCCGCCAACTAGGTTAAGCCATGCCCGATCCTGTCGCCTCCTTCATCTCTGAGTTGATACGCGCTGCGAACGAGACAGATCGGCTGACGAAAGGTGAACGAGCGCGCCTGCTACAGCGGTGCGCGGCCACGATCCGCGATTACCGGCACCAGATCAACTATTCCGAGACGCCAGCGAATGATGGCGGGCCAAACGATGTGGCGCACGAATGGTCAGAGATGGCACGCCTGATCGACCTTTTCAGCGCGGAGGAAGTCAGCAAGGCGCATCTGGACGCGGTGGCGACGATCAAGGCGGCGCGGACGCTGCTCGACATCAAGCACGAGATCGAGGAAGAGGACGGCGGCGGGGCGTGAGGCGGCCGATTCGGGAGCAAGAAGTTAATCGCTCGCGCCTCGCGATTAACTTCGTTGACCTCGGGAGTCAATAGCCCTACATTATTTGGTGCGAGCGACACGGTGAATCTCCATGCCGTAGCCTGCCCTAGACGCGTATGGGCAGGTGCTATGTAAGGGACAAATCTGGAGTCCTTACCTCGCAAAAGGGGCGCTTCGGTGCCCCTTAAACTTGTCTGCGGAGAACAAGGCCGCGCCTGATCCTACGGTTCATGTCGCCGGTTGTGACCTTGTGAAAGGTTCGAACCCAGATCTCATGTCGCTGTCCGGTAGTTTTAACCGCAGCGTGGAATATTTTCCCGAAAACAATATCGTCTTCGTAGAAGAACGACAGCGTTTTGTCCCTATCCTGCAATACCGTCCCGAATTCGATTGCCATCGGCAGCATGGGCAACTGCTGTGGCGTGATACGATGCTTCAGGATGAATTTGGGTGCGTACTGGGGATGAACTAGGACTCTGTCATCCTCAACACCTAGATGCGCTACCAGATGCCCTGCGAGGCGGCATGCCCTGATTGGCGTAGAAAAATCTCCATTGGCGAACCGATGCCATTCTAAATCCCCAAGCATGGGTCATATTCGTGCCTTGTCGGCTGTTCCGTCAATCAAAACTCGATCCCCCCCCTAGAGATATAACACTCCCCCTCAGAGCCCTATATCTTGGATTTCAGGCATAGCTAGGGCTATGGACGGGTACTGCACCACCACGGACAGGTGACCCGAAGGCGCGGCCCGCCTGAATAGGCCGCCTGGCATCCGTCGAACTCGAATTCCCCTGAAGGCTCGATCTTTGATGTCGGAGGTCGCCTCTCCGCTGCACCCGGCGATCACAATGGCGATGGGTAAGGTCGCCCGATCCTACAGCCGGCTCCGTGCCACAGCACGTGAGGGTAAAGTGGTGCTTCAGTGCCTTCAGTTTACCGGCGAGGTGCCTTCCTCGTGTTCCCGGTCGGGCCCGTCATGCCCCGTCGAGTTCTGTCCGGTGATTTCCGCCATCGGCAGCGGTTGAGACTTTCATGCACCTGATGATCGGCGCGACGGGGCAAAATCCCCTGAAGACCGTCGCCTTGGCGATCCTGACCTGGCTTTCTGCCGGGAACCTCCGAGCAGACACAGAAAGCCGCATCATTCTCGCCGCGAGACAGTCGTTTCGGTTGCGTAGCGGTTTTTGCCGTGATACATAACCGCTGACTTATCTTTTTGCTTTTTTCTGTCTCGCGCCCCGGCCGGATCATCCCGCCGGGGCTTTCTTTATGCGCGATGATTCTCGCCGTAGCAAGAAAAATGTCACGACTGGCGTTACAGTCTGTTGACAAATGTCACGCTGTATGTGACAGTCCAATCATCAACAGCGCACGAAGAAGCCACCCCGCCGATCTGCGCTGAGCCAAAGGGCAGGAGATGATGATGGGAAACCTCTGCGACCAGCACAGCATCGAGTTTGAGTTCAAGGAATTGCAGCCATCAGTCGGCGGCGTCCGTCTGGACATCTACATCAGCGGTGTGGCCGAGCTTGCGGCTGATCCGGGATACCAGTTCTACGTCAAGAGCATTCGCCTCGACGGGACTACACCGGACAAGTTTGCCCGCCCCACGCTGTTCGGAGGAAGGCCCCGCAAGGCGGCAATCACCATCATCAACAAGCCTGCCAAGGACGACACGTCTCTGGAAGCGCAGATTTTCCGCTGGCTGGAAAGCGCGATCTACGACGACGAACTGGCGCTCCGTGCGTGGTCTTCCGAGATCGAGGCGGCAGCATGATCCGCTCCCTCGACCTTCTCCCCGCCCGCCTGTGCTCTTGGCTGGCGACCCGCTCAACCCCCGCCACGTTCTCTCTCTGCCTGATAGCGGCAGTGGTGCTTGTGGCTGCGCTCGAAAGGCCGATGTGATGAAGACTCCGAAAGACATCATGGACATCGCCGATCGCATCTACGGACGGCTCGGGCGCGGTGTTCATCAGGACACGCAGGCAATCGCGGATGGCATCGCTGCCGAACGCGAACGCTGCCGAGAAGTGGCTCGCAAGGTCATCTTCGAAGCCCGCATGGGTGATATCGACAGCGATCTTCGTAGCATCGGCCACATCCTTGATGACAGGCTTTCCGAGCCTGCCAGAGGTCAGCCATGACGCCCTCGGCCAGAGCGCGCCATGTCGATCACCTCGGCATTCAGGACCGCATTGAAATGCTGGAACGCGCCCTATGCCGGCCCGGACTGCTCCCCGACGAACGCAAGGCCATGGGCGACGAATACGTCTGGCTCAAAGATTTGATGGAGGCTGTTGATGTTTGACGAACGCAAATGGCTGGCTTGGTGCGCCGAAGATAGCGCAGACCGCGCCCGCGAATGTCGCGCTGATGCCCGCCGCTATCTCTCATGGGGCGACAGATACGCGCACCGCACATTCATGCGCATGGCTCGCGCTGCGTGGCGTGACTTTGCCCACTATCACCGGAGGCTTTCGGCATGAGCTTCCTGTATCTCGATATTGAGACGATCCCGACGCAGGCGGCTAAGGCTCGGGAGAACATAGCCAAGAACATATTGCCTCCCGGGAACATTTCAAAGCCGGAGACAATTGCCGCTTGGGTGAAAGAGAAGAAATCCGCCGCCGTTGACGAAGCGATTGCCAAGACAGCGCTTGATGGAGCGCTCGGCCACATTTGCTGCATCGGATGGGCTTTTGATGGTCAGCCCACATCTTCTGTCACACTCGATACCGAGCAGAGCGAAGCGGATATCATCGAAGCATTCTTCGAGCGTGCAGATGCCACGATCCGTGGTCAGATCACCCCCGTCACGATTGTAGGCCACTATGTCATTGGGTTTGATCTGCCTTTCATCTGGCAAAGGTCCATATGCCTCGGCATCCGCGTTCCCTCGTGGCTTCCGCGTCAGCCGCGCCCATGGGGTGATTTCGTATTCGACACGATGAACGCATGGGCCGGCTATCGCGGTTCGATCAGCATGGATCGTCTCTGCGAGGCTCTTGGCATCGACGGCAAGGGCGAAATCGATGGCTCCATGATCGGTCGGCTTTGGGCCGAAGGTCGATACTCCGAAATCTCAGAATACTGCGAAGGCGACGTGGAGCGCACCCGCGCAATCCATCAGCGGATGATGGTCGCGTACGGAGACGCGGCATGATCGACAATCTCGCTCTTTGGGAAAAGCTCGGGAAAACCGACCCCTCTCATACCAAGCAATTCACACGCGGCGGCGGGTTCAAAGGAACCGCCATCAAGCCCATGTGGTCCTACAAGCGCATGACCGAGGAATTTGGGCCGTGCGGCAAGGGTTGGGGCGTCTGCGAGCCGTCATTCCAGGTTGTACCGGGACCGGAAGGCGAAGTGCTTGTCTTCTGCACCGCGTCGATCTGGTACGGGCCGGAGAAGAATCTTGTTTTCGGCGTCGGCGGCGACAAGGCGGTCGGCAAGAACAAATACGGCCTACAGACAGATGATGAAGCGTTCAAGAAGGCGTTCACAGACGCCATCACGAACGCGCTCAAACTGATCGGCGTCGGCGCGGACGTGCACATGGGCCTGTTTGACGACAGCAAGTACGTCAACACCATGCGAGATGAATTCGCAGAGGACAAGCAAACTCAAACCTCTCCCAAGCCTTCCGCCGCCCATCAGAAGCGAGAACTGGACGAAATCCAGAAAGAACTTCTGGACTGTTCCTCGATACTCGCCGTCGATAACTGCGCCAAGTCTTGGCAGTTCATCGCCAAACGTGACGGCTGGTCCCGCGACTATATCGACGCCGCCGCGAAACTGTTCGCCGCGCGGCGTGAGGAAATCCAGAGATCTGAAACCGATGATTTCCCCGGCGATGCGCCTGACCGCGCCGCCATCAAGAACAATGCCTACGCGCAAGCCGCGATGGCCGGATAGCGCCTCCCAAGCGCCCCTCCCCGACAGGTCTCGCGTCCGGGGAGGGTTAGAAACGAGGAAAGAACATGGCAGAGCCGATCCTGAAATTCTGGATGGTCTGGTGTGAAGACGGCGGATCACCACGCGTCCGGCACTGCAACAAGCAGATTGCGGTTGCCGAAGCCGAACGTCTCGCGAAGCTCAATCCCGGTCAGGTGTTTTTCGTGCTGAAGGCAACTGCGGGTGTGTGCGCCAAGGAGCCGGAGCTTCGGCGCGTGAAGTTCGAATACGACCCCATCCCTTTCTGATTTCGAGGAAAGAACATGGCAAGGAAACCGGAAAAGCCCGTCTACGCCTTTCGCAGGAACGGGAGCACCCTTGTCCCCGACATGGACATGGACATGCGCGCTCTGGAAGGCGTGGCGAACGGCCAGCTTGTTCGCATCGAGGTCAAGGAATTCCGCAACGTAGGCCGTCATCGCGCTTATTGGAAGATGCTGCACGAAATGGTTGCGGCGACGGAATGTGCTCTGACACCGGAGCGCCTGCATGAGGTCATCAAGCTCGAAACCGGCATTGTCGATCTGATCCGCCTGCCGAACGGCATGACCGTGGCAATCCCCGGCTCGATCAGTTTCGACAAGATGGACGAGCCAGAGTTCGTAGCCTTCTTCGAGGCGGCAGAGCGCTGGATTGCAGAAACCTACGGCTGGGTTTCCGAGCGTGAAGTGAGGGCGGCATGAACGCCCTTGATCATCTCCGCCGCTATCCCAACGCCCGCCCCAGCACGATTGCCGCTCTGGTTGAGCGCGAGCGCACCCACGCCAAGCTGAGGGCCGAGGTCCTGAAACTCCGCCGCAAGGAGCGCATCGCCCGGATCAAGCGTGCGCTCTGGCCTTCATGGGTATGGAGGTGAACGTGTCCCGCAAGGAATTTTCGTCCGCTACCCGCAAACAGGCTCGCACGCGGTCAGGAATGCGCTGTGAAGCAGTCGGCGCATTCTACGGTCTCCCGAACGGGCAGCGGTGCGCCGCCGATATGACACTGACCGGGATCGAGTACGATCATTTCATCCTTGACCACAATTCAAAGGACAACAGCCTCGCAAATTGCCGGGCCGTCTGCCCGAAGTGCCACCGCTGGAAAACAACGCATATCGACGTGCCTACAGCGGCAAAGACCAAGCGCCAAGAATTGATGGGTGCAAAGTCGCGCCCGAAGCAGCGCATCCCCTCATCGCCCAAATCCCCAAAGCCCGCGCAGAAGCCAGCCCTTCCGCCGCGCGCCCTGTACATCGCCAAGGAAGTTCGCCATGCAGATTGAATTGAAGCCCTGCCAAAACGTTGCACAAAAACGTGACGGTCGAGCCAGCAATAACCTTCGCCACGGGCACACCGTTGGCAGGAGCTACTCCCCTACCTATCACTCATGGCAAGCGATGTTGGCGCGCTGTCGGTATATCGAACGAGACATCGACGCCAAGCATATCGGGCGCGGAATATCCGTTTGTGATCGATGGCAGAGCTTCGACGCCTTCCTCGAAGATATGGGGGAGCGCCCAGACGGCACCACGTTGGACCGTGTCGATAACGATGGGGATTACGAGCCGGCGAACTGTAGATGGGCTACTCCTATTGAGCAGGCTCGCAATCGACGCAACGCTCGAATGAACTTCGCCACCGCTGTCGAGGTCGCCTTAGCCCGCATCCGCGGCGAGCCCTGCAAATCTATCGCTGACAGGTTCGGGTGCAGCGAGAGCTTGCCCAGAGAAATCATTAAAGGCCGGACATGGCCGGATGCAGCGCGGTTGGCGCGATCCATAGCCCGTGGAGATTATAATGGCTGATCTTCTGAGTTGCCCGTTCTGCGGAAAGGCTGCGCAAATCGCGCCAGATGAAATCGGCAGCGGCGGCCAGCACGTCCCGCCTTATCATGCAGGGTGCTTTCGAGGTGCCGGTTGCGGCATCGCCTTCACCGCCGATGACCCCGATGAGGCCATCGAGGAATGGAACCGCCGGGCCCTCACCTCCACAACGCCGCCTGATGAACTATCCGGAGATCCCGGAGAGTTGATCGACAAGATGGCCGAGGCCATCCGGGATTGGGGGTCGCACTACGACGACGGCCCCTGGGAAACACTTCCTGAGGATCGTAAAGCCGGATGGCGTGGCGATGCCGAACGCGCGCTGGCAGTGGTCAAGGAATACTTGACATCTCAAGCCGCCACCGCGCTCCGTCTCTCCGCAGGTGGTGGGGTGCCGGAAGGCTGGAAGCTGGTGCCGGTCGAGCCGACGCCTGAGATGATTGGAGCATTCTGGCGCCAGAAGAATTGCGGCACACAGGGGGTTGGCGAGCGCGGCCCACAAACCGATGACTATTCGGCCTACCGCGCAATGCTGGACGCATCCCCCGCCGCGGAGGTTGGCCATGTCGAGTGAGTTGGTGGAACGGTTGCGCGACTATTGGCTGACACTTGAGCCGAATGTCGTGATTTGCGACCGTCGCGTAGTGGATGAGGCCGCCGCCCGCCTCGAAGCCTTGAAAGCCGACCTGCGCCGTGTGTCGGATGAGCATTCTCGTATCATCGAAATCAACAAGGCCCATTGCAAGACGATCAACTCTTATCTCGTCCTAAACTCCCGCCAAGAGGATAAGATAAAGGCATTGGAGGCCGAAATCGCCCGCCGCGCCCGTGATGGAGGCAAAGCAGATGGTTGAGCGGTTCGAATTTACCTGCCACGACAGCGACCCGGATATAGTGTCAGTCAATCATGGCCGCTGGGTAAGCTTCTCTGATTACGAGGCCCTCCGCTCCGAGCTTGAGCAGGCGAGGCGGGAGCGGGATGGGTTTCGCGATATAGCTGCCCGCAAATCCGATCAGGTTGCTGCGCTGATCAAAGCCGAAGCCGCCGAGCGCCTTGCCGGGGCGCGGGTGAAGGCGACGAGTGACGAGCTATCCCGTTACATCGAACGGTGCCGCGAGTTGTCCGATGGTGGAGAATATTCGTGGTGGTCTCGCCTCGCTGAAATCCTCTCCGCCCTTGCCGAGCCTGCCGGAGAGGTGGAGCCGGTGGCGTGGCGGTATCGCTACAATGGGAAATGGTATGTCTGTGACAGCGAGGCTGTAGCTCGCCTCGGTTGGGACGTGACACCCCTCTACACCAACCCACCCGACGCGAGCGCGATAAGGGAGGCGTTGGAAAGAGGACAAGCGTTTGCCAATCAGGTGCGAGCGGTAACTTGTCACCTAAACGGACAGGCATATTCCAGCACCGTTTCGGCTCTCAATTACTTTGATGCCGCGCTTTCTCGCGCCGCCCTCGCAGGAGCCAAGCCATGAGCGCGCGGGAGGTGATAGCACGGGCTTGTACTCCAACGCCCGACGAATGTTTCCACGGGTCCGGATCGATTGCGCCGGGCGCATCTGAATTTCACTGCCTTGTGAAAATGTGGGAGCGCGAGATACCGCGCGCTGACGCAATTATTTCCGATCTACGTGCCGCCGGCCACGTCATCCTGTCTCCAGACGAGGTGCGGGCAGCAAAGCGCGTCGTGGAGATCGCCAACCGTAACGAGGCCAGCCCGGAAGGCAGCTTACTTGCTCGTCTCCTGAAAGGAGGCCGTGATGTCACCTAAGCAGAAATATGACGAGCGCAAAAGGCTGCGAATTGAGAACGATCTGCGCGCCGAACAGCGCCGGAAAGATCGAATGGACAAGCAAGACGAGATGGACGCCCTCGTCACGTCCATTGGCACATCGTTACAGCGCATCGCAGACGTTTTGGAACTTTGGGCAGACCTTCAGAAGGATCGCGTCGATGCACAGTGACCTTATCGCCAAGCTGACAGAGGCGCAGCGTTCGACCTTGCGAGAAATGGCATCGTACGGCGCAAGACCGTACTGGTTCCGGCAGGCGACGTGCAAAGCACTGGTTGATCTCGGCCTCGCTGAGCCAACCCGATTAGACCTCAAGCGCTCGCCTCATCGCATCACCGCTGCCGGTCGCGCCACCCTCAAAGCTCTGGAGGCGCGGGATGGTTAAGACGCGCGAGAGCACAATTGCATTCAAAATCTCGGGCGGCTTTGCAATAATCGACGCAGAAGACCTGCCAAAAGTAGAGGGTCGAAATTGGTGGATGAAACCCAGCCGCAACACGTCTTATGCTGTAGCGTATGGCGATGGCGAGCGCGGAAGACCATACCTGAGAATGCATCGAGTAATAATCGGCGCAAAGCCGGGAGAAATTGTCGACCACATAGACAGGGATGGACTCAACAACAGGAAATCCAACCTGCGGATTGTGTCGCATAGTCATAATGCGGCGAATGTCGCAACTCGCAGCAAGTACGGATACCGGGGAATAGGTTTCAATCCCAAGGGTAAGGTACGTCCGTGGCAAGCTATGGCGAAGTTGGACGGGAAAATCCACCGATTTGGTTGGTTTGATTCAAAAGAGGCTGCGGCACTTGCCCATGATATTGGGATATTCGGCCTTCGCCGTGACCCGGCACTTCTAAACTTCCCAAGCCTTTTCGCCGCTCTCACGGAGGGGGAGGATGAGTAGAACAACAGTCTACACCCCTGCAATGCTGGCCGAGAGGTGGGCTTGCTCTGAGCGGCATGTTCGGAACATGATTGACCGCGGCGAGCTCGTGGCCTTCAGGTTGGGCGGGAAGCTCCTGCGCATCAGGGGCGAATACGTGGAGGCTTTCGAATGCCAGAATGGCGGCTCACAAAATTGCGCGGAGAGTTCTGCGTCACATGGGTCGATGGAGAAGGCATCCGGCGACGTTATCGACTTGGAACATCAGACCCGAAAGAGGCGTCCCGCCTCGCCACGTCTAGATACGCCGAACTTACGCGCCCGCGCGGGACAAAGGTAAAAGACCTTTGGGATGCCTACTGCCAAGACATGGCAGGACGTGTCGTCGTCGGCACCATGAAATACACATGGAAAGCTCTGGGAGATCGGTTCGGGGGCATGGAGGCTTCCGAAATAACAATTGCCGACTGCCGGGCGCATACGGCTGAGCGTAGGGCCGTTCGGTCCAACCGCCACCCGGAAGGCATCAGCGACGGCACCATCCACACGGAGTTAGGGCACCTGCGCATGGTCCTCCTGTGGGCGGCGAAGCATGGCCTCATTGCCGAAGCCCCGCCAATTGAGCGCCCATCAAAGCCTGAGCCCAAAGATGCACACTTATCACGCGATGAAGTCCGCGCACTGATCGATGCAGCCGGCACGCCGCACATCAAACTTGCGGTCATGCTCATGATCGGGACGGGCGCTCGCAACGAAGCCGCCTTGCAGCTTACGTGGGACCGTGTGGACTTCGAGCGAAGAATGATCCAGTTGCGAAATCCGTTCGACCGGGCGCGGCGGAAGGGCCGCGCGACAGTCCCCATGAATGACAGCCTGTATGACGCGCTCGTAGAAGCCCATAAGGGCGCTCTCAGCCCATATGTAGTTGAGTGGGCCGGGCAGCCGGTCAAGTCGCTCAAGAAGGGCCTGAAGTCAGCAGGGAAGGCAATTGGCAGGCCGGACGTGTCTCCGCACATGTTGCGCCATAGCGCGGCAGTCTGGCTCGCTGAAGACGGTCACTCTATGCACGAAATAGCGCAGTATCTCGGGCATGATGATGTGAAAACGACAACGCGCGTCTATGCGCGGTTCTCGCCAACCCACCTGCGCAAGCTTGCCGATAGCCTGGCTGTGTAGGTGCACGAAGTGCTCTTTAGGTTCACCGAACCTGAAAAGCGGAACACAGACAGAACACAGTTCCCGAAACGCCTCAATCAGAAGTGCTCTTTTCCCGGAGTTCTGCGGTGTTCAGGCGGGGGAACGATGTTGACATCGAAGGGGTCCCAAGTTCGATCCTTGGTACGCCCACCATCCGACCCTTTGCTCACAATCTCCTCCCCTGACCCGGCAGCATCCGGAATGTGCCCGGCCGCTCGCGCAGCCGGCTCTGCTTTCCGGGGGAAACGCATCGCTTTCCCACGCATTTACCGTTTACCGCAGCCGGCTCCACCCATGGCGGCGTACGGCGCCGGTCAGTCGCCCGTTGCCAGCCAGATGGCAATGCCAACGGCCAGAAGGATATAGATGAAGGCCCGCCCCCTTTTCGGGGGCCGGCCGCGATGACCGGGCGGATCCTCGTTGCCGGCCAT